CGCTTCCCTTTGCGTCCTCCGTAAATCCCAACTCTGTTGCAGTTATACCAAAGGCTCCCCAGACTAATTTGCTCCACCATTTTTGACTTTCGATTAATTCTAATTCTTGGTTTGTGAATCCTATTCTTTCGAACTTAGGCATCTTGTTGACCATTGGTAATTTGTGGTTTGCTCTCTTCCAGTTGCCTAGTGTATCTTGAACTCTTTGTTGTTGAATCCATTGTGACCCGAACGACTTCATATCCTCAGCATTCATACCTTCTAATCCCAATACACCTGGTGGAATAGAATTATCGTTGAAATATTCTAATTGAGACTCAACCGCATAGATAAGTGTCTGAACTGTTTTTGCCAACACTTCCATAGATGAACGTCCGTATAGGTTGTCTGTTCGTACTTTCTTTTCGAACCACACTATTTCTCGTCTTCCGAAAGGTACTGGTCTGGCACCTGTGTTGAATCCATATTGAAAATATGCGCCTTCTTCTTGGGCTTCGACTGCATCCATTTCCATCTGAATGGCTGGATAGTCCATCTGTTGGGTTTGTTCTGCGCCTTCTCCTAAAATGTTCTTCATTAAAATTAAGTCTGCTCTGGTTGTATAAAATCCATAAGGATCAGGATTCTTTGTGAAGGCCATTCCGTCTCTAGCACAAATCTCTACCATTTCGCCAAACATGTTAAAAATCTTTACTATGATTCCAGAGTTAAGTTCCAATAAATCTGGCAACATCATTCGAACAATCATCTCCCAGCTTTCCTTGTTTGTGTTTGGATTATGGAAGAACTCCTGTACTCTTTCGACATCTTTCTCCTTACCTGGTACTTCATTGCCGGCACGATCCTCTGCAACTATATCCCACTCAACCGAACACACCTCATCTATAATTGCCGTCACACACATATCAACATAAATACTCGCTGCTAATTGTCTATAGTAATTAAGGTCTTTGTATCTTGGATAACCAAATGGTGCCTTATAGAAAAAGTTAGGGATGTATGCTTTTGGGAGTCCGTCTCTTGTTTCCTCGAAAACAGTCACAGCATTTTCACCTTTTGGTACTTGAATTTGTTGGGCTTTGTTGTACGGTCCTGGCGTACGTCTGCCTAACGGTTGCAGAACTGATTCACTGCCGATTTCCCAGGGGCAGTTTGAAAATATAGACGCTGATTTTCTTTCCATGAATGTGAGGTTAAGATGGGCAATCTTGGTAGGTCTGTTTGACTGTATTTATTAGTAGTTATAATTTTATAAAGGTAATTGATGAATAATATAAACTAAGAAGGAGGATGGAAAACACAAACCGAAGAATGTGAGTCCCCCTCCTATCATAATTAAATGATTATTAATCGCACCTCTTTTGCTCTTTATTGCAGAGGTAACATTCGCTTAACCACATTCCATTCTTGTGGCCCTCTGACTCGAAGTCTATTCCGCATCGTTCACATATTCTTTCTGCCATTTTAGTTACCCGCCTCCATACAGTCATCACATAACCAGACATTACTGCCTAATGTATCTCTTCCACAAACAAAAGTTTCGTTTGTTATTTGGGAAACTCTAAAATATTTCCCACAACCTAATTTAGTTGATGTTCTGTTGACAGGATTCTCATCCCCGGTCTTCATGTAGACTGTTAAGCCTACATCAAAAGCTTCTAATAATAAAGCCTTTGTCTTTCTACTTGCTCCAACAACGTAGCAATCTCTCCAGTTGTCTGCTACTTCTTCTCTAGTTGTCATTTTTTTTGCGCTTGACTCAGCGGTTTTGTTTGTGTTTTCCATGAATATACCAGTCTATTCTTCTTTTTAAAACCTTCTATTCCCGAATTATCCTATCTCCAATCATTCTGACCTCTTGTCCATTGATTACTTTTGTTTTGATTCCTTCTCCAACAACTTGAGGCTTAGTTTCTTCTGTTTGTCCTGGAAACGACCAGGCACTTTCGTTTGGGTTAATCTCAAAATACATTCTCATCATTAAAACATCACCTGCATCTGTGGATCTACTCATCGCGGCAGTGTCGTGTAATTCCTTCTTTGTGATTACTCTCATCTTTCCGTCTTTGTCTTCGTCCATTTGTTTCATGACCTCTAAATCTTCAATTAATAATTCTTTGATGTTGATTGGTAAGTCTCTATAAATTCCTATCATTCCTGTGTTGACGTGATTTGATAGTTCGAACCAGCATTGGCTTCTTAGGTTTTTGTAATTGTCTAGGCCTTCTTCATCGGTTGATTGTTTCTTCTTTTTTAGTGGTGCTGCATTTGCTACGAATGATACAACTTCTGGCATCTCTTTTTTTAATCCAAACCCAACACCAATCGAATCTACTAAACAATGGCTTCTCGGGATTGTTCGGCTGGTTAGAATCTCGTCTAGTTCTCCACTTGATATTCCTTCCGCGTATTGTAAAAACTCCGTAATAAACAACCCGTCCCAAATCGACACCATACAGCTGTCTCTCCCGAATCCGCTTTGGTCCACTATGCAATACTTCTTTCCTCGCTTGGCTTCGTTTGTGAATAGGTCAATTATCGAATCATAATCGAATATCTTTGTTGGGTCATCATCGTACTCCCAATTACCGTTTAGGAGACGCTCACGGTTCTTTGTGTCTAGTTTCTTTAGGTTTTCGATATAATGCACCGAAATAAAAGGATTGTCATAAACTGATGCTGCAACATAGGCTTTAAACGGTTCTAGTTCGTTGTCACGCCATCGCTTATAAAAATCCCGATAAATAAACGTTTTACACGGATTACTGCCCATTGCTATCTTTGGTATTAGTCCGAACTCGTCTAGCTTGAATCTTACTCGGCTTCTTATGATTTGGTATGCTTGTTCGCCTATGTCACCCATCTCATCAATGAACCCATCTGTGTACTCAGTCGAACCTAATGATACGAAGTCTGGGTCAGACGGATAATAAAACAAATCCTTCAAATATTCTTCACTTCCGTTCGAAAAGATGATAACTGCTGTTTGTGCGTTGTATCTGTAGTCTACTCCCATCTTCAGACCAAGTAATCCACACACCTCAAAAAATGTCAGTAAGGTTGAGGCCTTCAAGTCTTTTAATCTCGCCCGGGCTAAAAATCCACGACTCCCTTTGTATTGTAACCTTCTCTTAATCTGCCATAGACATCCAGTAAAACTTTTCGATCCACCGGCCGCGCCTCCCATGAATACTTCGGTATGCTCATGGTCTTCAAGCGCAATGAACATCTCATGCTGCTTTGGGCTGATTGTTAAGTTTACCATCCTTGATTTCCTCCACAGACTTGACTATTAAATTAAAAACATTTGATTGGGCTTCTCCCGAGTGTTCCATCTCAACATGTTCTCCGTATCCTCTATCTCTGTTTCTTGTTTTGTTAAAATTCCAAATGTTTCCTGGATGGCCGTCTTTCATGGATTTAAGCAACGCATTCTCTCCAAAATCTTTTAAACTATATTCAACTCCATAAACAGCTTTTTTATATTTCTCATCTTTTTTCATCCAAGTATAATGTGTATCCCTATGAATCCCTACTTGCTTGCATGCTATTGAAACTATTCCCAATTGTTTTCCCAATGCTTCAAGCATTAGAATCTTCTTCTTTGCTTTTGTAACCTTTTTTGGTTTCTCAATAGCAAGATTGTCGGATTTCGTAGTATTTTCCATTAAAACCACACTCCTACTAAGTAATCTTTGAACAAATATTCACTCATATTGCAGTTTACTGCGTTCCCAAGAGCAAAATAACGGTTACTTTGTGATTCTCCTTTGGTCCAATTGTCTGGGAATCCCTGAAGTCTTTCACATTCTAATGTTGTTAATATTCTATAGTCATCAACATCTTCTTCGTACACTGCTTTGTCTCCGCATCCTTCTTGGGTTGTTAAGGTTCCTACACGATCATATCCGCCTATTAGTTCTGTGTTGAAATTTTGTGGATGTTCTTGATTCAATTTTATCATAAGTCGTTCTGTTTTCTTTACGAATTTGAAGTCTCCTTTTTTTTCTCTTATATCTCTGAATCTCACTGTGTCATCTCTAATCTCAGGTATTTTATATTTAAAATCTTCTTTGCATCCTAAAAATATTACTCTCTCTCTATTCTGTGCGGTTCCATAATATAACGCATTCAATAAAATAACTCTTACATAATATCCAAGATTGCTCAATAGTTTGACCACTGATTTGATTGTCTTTCCATTATTGTGACTAATTATTCCTTTCACATTTTCCAGTACAACGTATTTTGGTTTCTTTTCCTTTAATATATCATAAATATAAAAAATCATCTTTCCTTTTTTGTCATCGAATCCTTTTCTCATTCCTGCCATGCTGAATGTTTGACATGGAAATCCTCCAACGAATAAATCAAAGTCCGGTAAATCTTTTGGGTTAATCTGTGTAATGTCTCCCCAATTTCTTACGTTTCCCATCATTCTCTGATAAATTTGAATAGAACTCTGTTTTATATCTGATATTCCTATACATTCTTGATCCTTTAATCCGTAATCTAATCCACCTATTCCGCTAAACGTACTAAAATATTTTAACTTCATTTTACTAATCCCAATAACGTTTCTACTAATGAATCAGAATTCTTGTTGAAAAAAGCTCTTATTCTCTCATAATCTTCAATTCTCTTACATTTTAACATCATACGTTCTTTTAATCTTGGCGCTTCAGGTGGAACTAACATTATTACCTCATGTCTATCTCCAAATAAATTCTCATTTTCTGCTTCATTTAATTTTAACTTTGCATCTATATCCTCTTTTGTGAATCCTGTTAATTCCATATCAAAATCTACATCATTAAGGAGTTTAAACTCTTTACTCAGTATCTCATCATCGAACTCTGTTATCATTGTGAGCTTGTTGTGGGCTATCCTGTAAGCTTTTTTCTCGCTTTCGGTTAGTTTATCGCATACTGTTACTTTTATCGTCTTGTTGCCTGTTGGGTCTATCAAATACCATGCTTTTAATCTGCCATGTCCGGCTAGAATTACGTTGTTTTCGTCTACTTCAATAAAATCGTTATATCCTGATATTTGAATTGAGTCTCTTATTTTTTCTATTTGAGACATGGGATGTTGTTTTGCGTTATTTTCGTATGCTCTTATGCTTCTTAGTGGTAATTTTATGACTTTTCTTTCTAAGTCTGATTTTACTTGCTTTGTTTCTGTTTGGATCTCTGGGGTTTTTAGTTCGTTCATCGTTTTCTTGTAGGTATTCTATCCCGAATCTGTTTAGCTGTGATTATTTCTCCGCAATCCTTGCAGTGTCTTTTTGGTGCCGACTTTTTTCCGAATGGGAAATTTCTCTTTATTCTTTTGCAATTACAACTCATTTCTTCTTCACCTTCTGAGTTTCTAATTGTTTTCTTGGGTAGCATGTTGGACACTTCCCTTGATTGTTTTGAGTCCAAAAATACCAAAGCCTACACTTATCACATCTGAATCTTCCTTTGTTCATCGCTGCACCTGCCTTAAATTTCGTTTGTATTCATCGAATTGACTGTTGTGATGTTTCAACTCTTCAAGTATCTGTGATAAAAGACTCACTATCTCATAGAATTTATCTAATAGTTTCATCGTGTTATCACCCTAACGATTTTCTTTGGCATTGGTTGAATGATTGTTTTTGGTGCTGGTTTCCAGAACATCCAATATAATAGGCTTATCCCTAGTGCGAATAAAAGCCATGTGGACATTTCCCAGAATACTTGTTCGGCTGCGTAATCCATCATATTAGGCTCTTGATTGCGTTTAGATGACTTTGGAGTTTTAGTCCTTTGTTGGTTAGTTTGATTATCATTTTTCTTCCGTCTTTTGTTTTTGTTAGGAGTTTGCATTCTTCTAGCCTATTCATGATTTTCGTGGCGTGTGCGATTGTGGTGTGTGATTCTTTCACAACTTTTGCTAGATAGTTGTTTTTTTCCGATATTGCCATTATGACCTTTGGGGGTACTCCTGGTAATAAATTTAATTTCATAGGTCTTTTACCTCTATTGGAATTGGTCCGATCATTGTGTTGAATGTTAATGGATTAGGTATTTCCATATTATAATGCTTTAACTCTGATATGAATTTCTCTATGTTTTCTTTGGACATTATGATTTTTGGATTATTAAAACCATGTAACTCACTTTTACAAACCTGTTTATCTAGTGATTGAATGTCTTTGAAGTTTTCTACTTCTAGTATTGTATGTTTTGATTCCATGTTGTTTCTCCTTGTGTTTGGGGTATGATTTAAAGTAATCATATAAAAAAATAAAAATTGTTTTTGAATCAAAGTTTTAATCGAGTTCCGATTTCTTCCTTGATTTCTTTGATTTCCTTGTTAACTATTTTGAGTCTTTCCTCTGTTGCTTCGATTTCTTTTTTGGATTTCTCTGCTTCGTCTATCTTTGCAATCAATTGTAAGTCCTCT